GTATTTAAAAACTGATATCCTTGTTTTTGAAGGTTTAAACCGCCAATAATGCTTTGGATTCTGCTCTGAATCTGAGCTAACTCTTTTGCGGTTTGTTGATAACTTGTCACATCGGTCGTCGTCCGATTACTATTGTTATTCTTGTTATATTGACTACGAGATGCTTTGATTGTATTTCCAGTAACACCAACCGAAATACTACCAATTGCTTTTTCAATGTCTTTCTTCAAAGACTTCATCGCGTTACTACAGTCAAACTTTTTGATTGTAACTACTGGAATTTTTGGAGGGTTTTGAAGAGATTTTTCAAATAGCGTCTGAACGCTCTTTTTTAATTGGTCTTTGGCTTGTTTGCTCTGATCGGCTTCTATATTATATATTTTAATACCGTCAATAGCTTTAGCTAATTCTCCAACACTCTTTTTGAAAATTTTTTTGTCTTCATTTCTTGTTCCAGCTATCACTTGGACGGAAATACCAAAAATATCGTTTTCATTTGCCACACATACCACCACCTTATTTCAACTTTGCTATAATTTTTCTTGTAATACTTTTTTTAAAGTCTGAATTGTTTAGTTCTGCTCTCGTTGACGCTATAGGATTACGAACCCCCATAAAAGCATATTTTTTGGCATCATATCCGATAGCTCTCCATAAGTCAGAGGTGTAACTATATCTCTTTCTGGTATATCCATTCCGACTATATCCTGCTATCCAACGAATCAATGCGTCCGATGTAGTGGTTGGCACTTGATGAGTAACAACTGAGCGGTTTGATGTTGCTACAGAAGTTATGATAATCTTATTGCTCTCTTGGGACACATCTTGAATTTGGGAGCTGCTTCCTAAGCCATTCACACTACGCCTTACATAAGTTGTAGGAGTATATGTATCATAAATATCTGCTTTGATATTTTTTCTCAATTTGCCTTTAATATCTTGAGCAATATCGGTTTTTAAGACCTGAGAAGCCGCCTTGTTAATTGCTTTGACAAATGTGTCATACGAATTGAAAGTCTTGATACCACCAGCCCCTTATTTAGCAGAAGGGAAGAGGGGAAGTGGACTGTTGCTTGGCTTATCTTCTTCCTCTTTGATAATGTGGTTTACCATATCCATCATCTTATTGAGGTCTACCTTATCGCCAATAGACGATATGTTTTCAGTTAATGCTTTAAACTGATTCATAATTAATGCAGTTTCATAGGTCTTTTCGGAGATTTCCTTTTTCTGCATATATTCAATTCTCTTCTGAACACCTTCATATATTAACGCCAATTCTTTTTGATTGATTTTACTTTTAACAAACTCTGCAACACCTGTTTCTGTTACAAAAGAATACATTTTTTCAAAAACAGTAGGAATTGCAAAATTTGCATACTCTCTAAGAATCTGCATGTCAATCAATGTAGATGTGATTTCGGGAAGGTATCTATTTTCTGATATATCAAATACAGTTTCCGCTACTGTACTACAGATATTTGAAAGGCGTACTGCTCCGATACTATGTTTAATTCTTAAAGAGATGTGTTCTATTTCGTCAGGCTTTTTATCGTCTGTTGTTACTGAATGAAATACATAATCATAAAACTTTGGCTCATTTTTTTCTGCGTAATAAATTTTTCCAAAAGTCATTACTGGAATTTCTTTATAATCCTTTTTTTTATTTGTGCTTTTTTTCATATATAAAAATCCTTTCATTCCTTGTGCTGTATATTAATATTATGTACAGCGTAATCTCCGATACAGATAGCATCTGAAATGTTATCGTTATCGGTATCAATGTCATATTTATTCTTTACATACTGCAATGATAGTATTTTACTTTGCTTTTTCGCTTTGTTATCGTTAGAAATAGTTGCAGTAATTTTTGCTTTAATTTCTTTACTTGTTCTGCCTCTTGCGTTACAATAATTTTGCCACACAGAGGGTGATATGAGTTGATATAAATAATGCTTTTTTTCACAGAGGTTAATTAATACGCCTTGTAACTGTGCTAAATTTTTAAATACTGATACATTAGCTCTCAAATTAATATCTTCAAGAAATACAACTGAAATCTTTCTCTTTATAATAAGTTGACTAATATACTTTTCAATCTCACAAACAGCCTCTGAAAATGTGTATTTACCATTAGGAAAACTAAAACTGCCATAGTCTACAAGCTTTTGCTTTTCGTAGTCGTATATCGCCCAACCACCGTTGCGAGCCTGATCAACCGCTAAAATTCGCATTTTTATTTACCTCCTAAAAAGAATAGGGAAGATAAGGGAGAAAATCCCATCTTCCCTATAAGAACATCATTTCTGACTACTATTATCTTCGTCAGCTTTCTTTGTAATTGCTGTTTTTCCTCGCTTTGTGGTTGCTACTCCATTGTCAATAACATTACCCTTAATAAGTACATTCCTTATTTCTGGCATCATAGATTGTGTAGCTTCTTTACTAATCTGTGCAAACTGTTCTTTGAGTTCTTTCGGAGAAGCACCGAGACGCATATCCTGTATAATCGAGTAAATTTGATAGTGCTCTGGCGTATCGGCAACTGCCCTCCATCCACCATATTTAGAACAGTTCACACAAGCTTCATATTCTTTACCACAAATGAGGCACTTTCTGATAGCCATAATTATGCCTCAGCTTCGTCTTCGGGAATAACTACATAGAACTGTTCTTTATCTTTAGAACAATAGTTAGTCATACCTTCAAATTCGATAGGCTGTGTGCCGTCTGGTTTAATTTCGAGTGAAAAATTGTTAGAAAGCTTTGCTCTTTCAAATACAATAATTGTATAAATCTTTGTTGATGGATCACAAACATCATGACAAATGCTATCAAGAACAAAAGTACCAGCCTTAGAAAAGTTATCACTTGAGTTGGTAATCTTAACCGCATTCTCCATCTCACACTTATAGATAACAATAAATGTCATAGGAGAACCGTCTTCTCTCTTAACAGGAATATCATCACCAAGAGTGATAGTTTTACCAGCAATAGTGAAGTTTGTTTTATTTGTTGCAAGGTCACTCGCTGTGACTGCAAATTTCTCACCAAGACCGCCCTCTGTAGTAAGTGCCCAAATAGCTGTTACAGGACTTGTCGTGAGAGGAGTCCAGTTGAGTGTAATTGTTTTAGCAGTAGGGTTTGCCTCAAGAACATCTACCTTCTTAGTTACAACCTTCTTATCAGCGGCACCAACTTCTTTCTTTGTGCCTAACTGGTCAGCAAACACACCAAGATTAATAACAGAGTTAGATGCTGTAAATTTTGAAGTCTTAGTTCTGTCAAATGAACCAATTGTTGCACCGACATTATCTGTAGCATTTACTGCTTCGCCACCGCACTCAAGTGTGCCATCTTTAATCTGATTAGCTGTCCACTCAATATCGCCTGAACTAATGTCCTGCTTTGTAAGACGAGTAACCCTGTCAAGTACAAGATTGTCAATGTTATACATAATAAATCCTCCTTATAAAATAAAAAGCACTCCCCTTTGAGTGCTACAAATTACGCATCCAATTAAGAACGCTTTTATTACTTATTTTCTTTAAATCAACACAGCCACTATAGTACCCAGTCATAATGTTTTCATAGTCATTTATTGCGTTAATACGATCGGCGGCGTCCATTAAAACATAAATAGGCAAACTCCAAACCGTTGAATAACTATATTTAAAATTTGCGTGATTAGTCAACGCAGAAACAATAGGGAGTAGGGTTGACTGTGCTTTCTGGTGCTCTTTCCGAGCGTATTTTTTGTTATCCCTATCTTCATCTACCATGAACCTTTTGGTGGTTGTGTTTCCACCTTTCTCTTCGTGCTTTTTTAATCTGTGAATTTTTCGTATGTAATTAACTATAATTTCGTAAACAAACCTATCAATAATTAATTGAGTATTAGTATCGATTAGTTTAATATCTTGAGAAGTATTATCTTTAACCAGTACCATTCTTTGTAAATCAATATCCTCTTCAAAAAGCAGTGACAAAATATCACTATCTATAGATTTATAAATTAAAGTAAAAAAATCAAAATCATCTACTTCATCCCACCATAAATTAAAACCATCATATAATTCTGATTTGTAATCAGAAGGTGTTGCGCAAATTTTACCTATTTCTGCAAAATATTGTTTCTCGCCAATGTCACATATATCATCAAGCGTTGGTTGTTTTAGAGTTAGATGAGTAGAAATTTTAATAGGTTTGCCTCGATATAGCGTCATCTCGTCTATATCTAAAAAATCAATTGCCTTACTTCTCATAATTTGCTTCCTATGCGGTTATGGTCTTGCAAGGTGTATTCTAACGCTTGTCCGTAATAATCCTGTATGGGGTTAAATTCGTTAGCCGATACGAGTTCTAATCGCCCAAAACCAACATCTGTCATGCCATTAATTTCTTCATCAATATATCCTGCAAGCAAATCAGTGCGGACGCCCTGCAACATATCCATTAACTGCTCGTGTGCAAATATATAAATCATTAAAGATGTCGTTTTTACAGCCGACGAGTTGACTTGTGTTACCCCTGACTGCATTGTCACAAATACACTTTGTTCCTCTATAGTCTCAGGAACATAAGGAAACAGCTTGATAAACGATTTAGCTGGGCTTTGACTTCCTTTAACTACATCTACGAAACTATCTTCATTATCCGTATCTATACATATTAAATTCACAATATTCTGATTGTTTAAGCAACGCTTTTTAATCAATTGTTTAAGAAGTGTCATACCTGTAAAACTATTATGTTTAACATCTTGCATTACGACCACCCCTTAATCACAAATTCTTTTTCTGTCGATAAATTGTATAATGAGGACATAACCCTTAGCGTAACTCTTTTTCCAATAAATGAATATTTAAGCGGAACATAAAGCGTTAAGGTGTGATTGTCGGCACTTGGCTTAATTGATACATAATCTTCACCATTCTCTAAAGAGTATTCGTACCCATTTGAGTTCTGAATAATATCACCTTGCTTATCCGCTATACTAAACGATAGTTCACAATCTTCGTCTATATACAAAACTCCGTCATTACATCCCTCAATACGAATACCATATGGCTGAGAAGTTGGAACATCTATATCGTCTTTGCTTGAGTTATTAATCAAGGTGTAATAATCAGCAACCATTAATTCAGTATTATCATTGGTAGATCTGTTACATTCTTTTAAACCAAAAGTATATACACCTTTACCATTATAAAGCCCCGGCAGTCGGTCAGGTTTTGTAATCTGATATGCCAGTATGTTCTGTTGTGCATCAACATCATCAACCAAAAATCTTTGTCCTCTGTATAACTCTTTAGTTTCACTATCCTTAGCTATAATAAGGTTTAAACGGTTGTCACCAACAGTAATTTCTTTAGTTTCTCTTTCGCCAGACGAATTGCGGTCATTATTGGTAATAATACAATGCCTTTCGATTATGTCACCATTGTTGTTAATCCATTTGAGTGTGTAGTTACATTGCTGTATTTTTGCTCTTGTGTATAACTCATCCTGTACATCATGCGATATAATCAACCAATAATTATCTTGCCATTCTACCAGAGAACCCCTTTCAAACTTTTCGTTGGGGAGAGAGAGTAAATTCTTAATATCATCTCCGTTATCGCTCCTCGTAATGACAGCTTCTCTTTCTTCACCGTTTATTGTTACAGTTACATAAGACAAGTTCTTATTTCGTAATAATTCAGTTTGTCGCTGCTGCACACGCTCTATCATTTGCTGTCGTTTAGTTTGGGGCAACGAAACATACTCATTCATATACTCATTCCATAAAGACACAGTTATCACCTTCAATTCTATATTTAAGCTTTTCGCATAGAGTAATCATTTTGAAAATATTTCGTCTCACATCTTCAACGCTACTGACATAAATATTTTGTTCGTAATAGCTTAATATAGCAAGAATACGCATAATCACAGCGTCATACCCTGTGTCTTTAATAAGCATATCAAACCCTTTTAACTCTTTAATAATATCTGAGATATGAGTATCTATAAATTCAGAGTTTTGCTCTTTTAAGGGTAGAATTTTAAATATCTGATTAATTAAACACGATAGATAATGCAAATATATTTGTTTGTTCATATATGTAAATCCGTTAAGTCTCCGTGTTCAAAAGAGTAATTATTTCCTCTGTTTTTGAAACATGTTTCAGCCTCTTTATATGCTGTTCTTACACGGTTTAAAATTTCCGCAGGCGAATACCCACTGTAATCTGTTGTGTTAAGTGTGTTTTCCAAGTTGTCTGCGTTATTTGCATATGGCTTAAACCACTGTGCAACCATACCTTCGGTAATAATGTCTACAATTTCGTCTACATCTTCAGCGCTAAAATTCTCTAAAAATGTTCTTGTTGTATCATCTCTATTGTAAAGATTATAACCACACTTTCTATTGAAAGAAGCACATGCTCGCTTTAAATATCCATCACATACTCTTGTTTTTTCTTTATCGCTAAGATGAGGATCTAAAAACTTCCACTCTTTTACTTTATCCAGAAAAACTCTGGTAAAATCATCATAAGAGACTATCATCGGAAACCTCCTTATCTATCGACTAATTTGACACCAAGACTCTCTTCTAATGCCGTAATAACCGAAAGTGAATCGATTTCGTGATTTGCTACTGCATTGCGTGCTTTATAACATACTGACATTCTCTGAGAGCGGTTTAATTTTGAAACAATTGCTTTAATCTCGTCGGAAGTTTTGTCAAACAATGTATCAAAGTCTTCAACTGTGAGCGCATTGGTGTAATATTTCTCAGCATTAAGTACCTCAAGAACTAAAGTGTCCTCAAATAAAAACCAATTGTTAGAAAAGAAGGCTTTATCTGTGGAATAGATTGACTTTACATCTGCAAATGTCAAATCCTGAACATCACCGAACTCTTCCCATATAAATTCTTCGTGAGTTCTTCTGTTCTGTGCAATAAGTTTGCCCTGAAAGCCGTTAATTACAGGAATAATAGCTTCAGGCGGAAGTGTTTTTCTTAATTTAATATGCTGATTTTCCAGAACATCCGTATTTGCAGATGTTTTTGTTTTTGTCTTGGTTGTTCTGCGTGTTGTTGTAACTGCTGTTGCCATTTGATTTATCCTTTCCTTCATTGAAACGGGCGTAGTTTTAACTACGCCCGAATATCAGTATCATTAGTTAGTAAAAGTATATCTACCAATACCAGTGTTTGCGCCACCTGAAAGCACAATGCCAATACCATACTTTTCACCATAAAGGTACTCGTATGTAAGGTCAGCATTTTCTGTCGGGTTGCCAAGAATAATTGTTGATACACCTTCGTATACAACCTTGATAGGCTTATCATCGCCTGCAACGATATTGAGAGTCTTATCGTCAAATACAAAGTCAGTAGTGCCGATCTTATGTCTCTGCGGAGTTGCAAGTACATTAGAACCATAATACTTACCATAATAACCGTTATTGTAAATATCGCTCTGTGAGTCTCTGCCCTGTACGCTTGGAGCGATCCTACGAAGACCAGCCTTTGTGCCTGAAATTGTTGCTGTCTTACCACCAGCAGCAGCCTCTACATGTGCAATTGTGTCAAGGAGAGTATCTTCGCTATATGTGCCCGCAACAGGGAAGAAGGCTGTACCGCCAAAATCGTCTGCTGTAGCAGATGCCCATACCTTGTAGATATCGTCAAGAATCTTCTGACTAAAGGATTCACTTACTCTTGCAATAAGTGTATTAAAATCCACTGTGCCATTAAGCACTCTCTGAAGCTCCTCATAGATTTTTACCATTTTGAGAGTTGTATCAATTGCTACAGTATTATAACCGCCAAATCTCTGTCTTCTAACGCCCTGTGTGCCATCTGCAACCTCAGCAACCTGATAGAGAATAGAATCCTGTACTTCAAATGCGTTTACATCACCGGCTGCAATATTTCTAAACTCAACAAAGTTGTTAAAGAAGTCACTCTTCTGAAGACCTTCTACTACAGTGCGAGAAAGAATTTCCTCTACAATTGAGAAGAGCTGACCGCACTTACCGTCTCTAATTCTCTTGTAATCAAGCTTGGTTGAGCCACCATTAGCTTCAACAAGAGACTTTCTAAGAACTTCCATTGAGTCCTTATTTGAATACTTACCAACTTCACCGTGATATGCGTCAACAGCAAGCTGAACAATGCTATTATTATCTGCCATAATACAATCCTCCCTTACTGTACTTCAATTGTATAGAGTGTGTATCTCTTATACTTTGTTTCGTCAACAATTTTGCCAATCTGTGTTGATGCGGCTGTTGCAGTTTCAACAACCTTCATCTTTGTGCCTGCCTGTACTTCTACTGCGTCACCCTTCTTCGGTGTACCATCAAGAGCTTCCGCAGAAACGCTAAAAGTATCACCTGTATGGAAACGGAAACCTCTAAGAGTTTTACCGGCTTCGTTTGTGTATTTTTCAAGGTTTGTGTCTGATTTAAGTACAGCCTTCTTGTCCTCCTCTACAGTTGTAACAATAGCAAGCTGAGCTCGTGGGGAATTTGCTGCGGGAGTTGTTGCCTTATGAATCTGCTTTTCACCTGCCATAAGTTCACCCACAAGTACAATATTGCCGTTATCAATTGCTGTAGCTGCACTACCAGAACCCATATATTTCATTGAAACAATAAGTGAACCATCTGTGGTTGCACTAACATTATCGCTGTTATACACAGCATGCTTTACATCAGCCATATAAATGCCTCCTCTATTTAATCTTTGGGTTTAATGCCAAACTTGGCAAAAAGACCACCGTAATCATTTGTGTCATCAATAACACTATTCTTATCCGCTACGCCACCTACATTTTTATCAATACCAAATGCCAGAGGCTTGTCTGTTTTCTTAGAAAAACTCATGCCGTTTTTGCCCATAATTGCATAACATTTCTCTTCAATATCAGAAATGTTCATACCTTCATGCTCGGCTTTCAATGTCTCGTATTCATTAACCCCTGCCAAATTACTGAACTTTGCAAACACAGCGTCTTCCTGTGCCTTACGCTCTTCTGCTTCTTTTGCTTTCTTATACTCTTCCAGTTCAGTCTTTTCTGCGGTAATACTTGCAAGACTTGCTTCATACTGTTCTTTGTTTGATTTGAGTGTCGAATAAAACTGAGATTTTACCTCGTCTACCATATTAAACACCGCAGACTCAATCTCTTTGTCGCCCTCTACATAATCAACAATGGCATACTTTTTTCTCTTTGCTGTAGATTCGTCTACCACAACATCGTCACCCTTAAGTTCATAGTTAAAGCCAACGAGCTGCCTGTTTTCGCAATCTGCGTAATATACCTCTTTAGACTCACTGTCGTAGTCCACAAACCAATACTTGCGCACTTCATAGAATGAATCATCATCGAGAGTAATCTTTGTTTTCTTATCATCCATTGCATGGATTAATTTCTGACAAACATCAGACTCCAAAGCAAACTTTCTGCTTTCAAGCTCAGATGTTAAATCCTCGATAGAAATATTTTCAATATCCAAATCACTTACATCTACTGCATAGCTTTTAATCAGCTCTTGTTTCTTATCCATAATATCTCCTCCTTTCTTCTGTGTGCTCTTACTTATTTCTGAGAGCATAGCTTTATAATCCTTCATCATCTCGCTATATTTGTCATGAGTGCCACTTTGAGAATACATTTCGACACATGCTCCTTCAAAACAAGGCTCAACATCTTCGCCTAAAACACAAAAAGCCTCAAATTCAAAATCGTTGATCTGATATACTCCATGCTCGTCCATTTCACCATCTATAATAGAAATCTCCATTGACTCAGATGCACTGTTTTCGGAAAGTAATTTATACACACCTTCTTGCCTTGTCCATAAATAAGCTTCAACACACAGATATTCATGAGTACCACCGCTATCTTCAATGGATTCCCACCAATACTTTGCAGATTCAGGCACTACTCCGATAGGTTCTGTTAAATTAACCAATTCTGTTTCTGTGTCTGTGGTGACTATCTCAACATCGTGTCCACCATAATCCTTTTCTTCTCGTAGATAGTGAGTAACAACAGGACAATTAAAAATTGACCAAATAGCTCTTTCAAATGCTTCTTTCGATATGTATGTCTTATTGCGATTAAGTCCCGTATAAGCCACTTTAATTACACCTTTTGCAAAAGAACTATTAATTTTTTCTTCGTTGTCGTACTGTATGATGTGATTAGGGATACTATATTGAATCGTCACACGCTTTTTATCTTGCTTCACTCTTACTCACCACCTTCCAGATGATTTTAAATATGTAAAAAGCCCCACTCTATAACGAGTGAGGCTTAAAACATTAACTTGTCTGAATAAATACAAGCCACATTTTCAAATAAAGCTTTATTATTTGAGAGTGATGATTTGTTCTCAAATACATATAGTGTTGGGCTTATAGAACATTTTCTCTTATTATCAATAACAGAAATAAGAGAATACCCTGCATTGATTAACAGTTGTTTGTCTTTTTCATTTGTTACATAAATAAATTTCACTACTCTTCGTCTCTTTCCTGAGCAATTTCACCGTTGTCGCTGATTTCTCCTAAATCTTTGGTTGGTGCTCCCGCTTCTCCATTACTATCCGCTGCCTTTGTACTCTGTGTAGCCGAACTGCTCAATGGAACAAACTTATCGGGAATGCCCATAATAGAGTTTTCCAAAAAGTGCATACTGTCAATATCTGACTGGTTAAGTCCTTGTGATGCACAATAATACGAAACCATCGGCAATCCGTATTGGCAGGCTTTTAGATACGAGTCGCCAGCTTCTTTGCGATTGAAACGACTTACATCCAAAAATGATATCTTAAACATTTTTCCATGTGAGAGAGTATGAATGTAACGATTAAGCATCTTTTCAATGCTTAATACAATTCCATAAGTAATTGCTTGGTCTGCTTTTATAGATAAAAGCAAAGCATTTGACGATGCTTTTGCATTGTTAAATAGAAGACTCGAAACACCTGCTGCCGTAAAAAGATGATTCTCTGCGTCTGCTACATTGTCTACATCAGAGGTGTTTGCATGATTAAAGCTAATCTTCTCAACCGGCATTGGAGTTAAAACCGATCCTACTTCATTAGGCAGTACGGAATCTAAGTTTCTCCATATATCTTTAGCCATTTCATAATCCATAGGAAATGAGCCGTCATCATTCATTAACAGTTTCATTACCAGTAACGCATAATTCTCAATTTCTGTTTGTGTCAAATTGAGCTGCTTATAGTCTTCAACTTCATACAATTCACGCAAAAGTCCAACAAAAGGAGGCACTGGATAACTTAAAATATCTTTATTGCATTTGATTGCAAAAGATGTCGGAGCATCCAATAACTGCCATTTATATTGTGTACTATCTTGCTTATATAAATTATATTTAGTTGTAAATTCAACAGGGTATAGAGGCAGTAATTCTGACCTCGAATCAAAATACTGAAAATTAAATGAAACATCCAATACACCATCTTGAATGGACGCTATGTCACAATAATCAGAGGGAAGCTGCTGAATCATGATGTTATCTTTAGTCACCCTCATAGTTCCATAAAACACATCTTCTCGTAAGCACACGGTTAAGATAGTGTCAAATGAGCTTTTAATGTTAAACCCATCTAATGTATGCAAAATCTTTGTGTAATTTTTCTTAATCTTTTTTGTGTCTGACATACTTGATATATCTACATTGTATGGAGACACAATATAAGACAAGTCTGTTAATCCGACAAAATACTGGATAATTCTACGAAAGTGTGAACTTGCCGAATACATATAAATAACCGCATTGCGCAACTGTGCTTGGTATCTATATGGATTGGATAAATATGTATTGATTTCGTCTTTTGTGTACAGAAAAAAGGAAGGTGTGTTTCTGTCATTGTTTAGGTCTCGAAGCACAAGCTGATTTAAAGCAGCAAATTTTTGCTGAGTCGTTTTGATCTGCTCTTTATATTTTTTATTATCTTCTGTTCGTTGCTTCTCAGTATGAATTTCTACACTATCAATCTTATTCATTTTTCACACCCTTTCTTTTAACGGTACTTGTACATGTCTGGTGCTCTAAACACAAAAAAGTCTTTTGCCGAATAGATCGTGTTGCCTTTTTGTCGTATACTGTCTTCAATCTGTCTTGCTACATAATAGTTGTAAGACAAACTTGAAAAACGGTCTTTTCGCATACCAGACATTTCTTTAACTTTAATAAGTTTATTGTTTTCTTCAATGTTGAGCTTTACTAATTCATTAACCAATAGCGTGGTATTGATATACTGCTTAATGATTTTTGTTCGCTCAATAGGACTAAGATTACTATATCCTTTAATATCATTAAGACAGGTTTCTGCATCAAACTCATTTATGAGTAATTTAATACGACCAGACTTAAACCCTTCTCTTAATGCTAATGCACAATCTGAGTTAAATTTAGCACCTGCTTTAATTGCCCAAATAACTTTTGGAGCAGATTTATCTTTACAACGACTTGCCATATCTGGGTTGTTACAGCAAGATAATGGGGGATAAACCACACCAGTTTCAGTGTCTTTAATTTCTTCCACCAGAGCATCGTATACACCAGAGCCAACACCGTTCGCATCAATGACTATATAATCACAATCAAATTGTTCATATAATTTTCGCACAATCAATGCTTGTACCCTTGTCAGTTCGCCCTCAAGTGTGTCACTGTATATGATATTATGAACAAACCTACCGCCTTTTTGCTTCTGAGGCACACAGCTATTAATAAAAATAGCAGAAGCGTCATTCTTGTGTTTTGTTGTCGTTGCCATAAGTGCAATATCAATTGACAAAATACGCTTTTCATCGTGTTGCTTAGGCGGAATAATTAGTTTTTTATCTCCTGCCAGCCTACTATAATCAGGTGGCAACCAAGGATATTTGATTGTTCGTGTCTGGTTTATAACAGGATATTCGTAGAAGCTACCTTCAAAATCACCATAAAACAAACAATCCATTTCCATTGACCATGACACTTCATTGTAATCCGATTCAGCCATATCATCCTCAACTTGTTCTCTCATAAGCAGACCTTCTCTAATTGCAAGCTGATACGGGAAACCACATATAAAACATTTTTTACTATCATCTAACATAGTAGCCGCATAGCCCTTTGCTTTTGCATAAGACCAATGAGAACAAAACCACGCTGAAGACATGTAAATTTCCTTGTTTCTCTCTTGGTATTCTGGTTTTACATGCCAACTACCATCTGGTCTTTGATATTGATATTTTTTCAGTTTGAAAAATCCGGGTTGTCTGGGATTCGATAAGA